CTGGACTTTACGAAGGAACTTACTGTCAAACGTTTCGCCCATCCGCTGAATATCAACTTCTTCTGAAGCTCCACGGTTTATCATAAATTCAGTTTGTGACATGACCTTCACAGCTTCGGAATAGTTCGCGACAAAGTGACGAGTTCCATCAACCAGCGTCGCGCCAGCTTCGAGAGTCCCGCCTTCAAGAAATTCACCATATGAAAAATATGAAGACATCTGCGTAATCCCGATTTTCGCTTTACCGCCCAGGACGGCCGTCGCAAAGTTCCGGTTAAAGTAGTTCAAGATCTTGTCGCTAACGTTCGCAGCCTGGACACCACCGCCGGCAATACGTTCGCGGATCTGATCCGTGTTTTTCAAAAAGCCTTTACCGAATTTACTATCAACCTTTCGTCGTAGCTTGGCGTCACCAAAGACATCATTCAAAAGCATTGTCTTCTCACGAAACGCTATGAAGTGAGACATTTCGGCTATGTGCCGGTTGAACACTTGAAGATCCGATCGGCGCGCTAATGGGGCGACCGCCGCAGAGTCGCGAAGCTTGAGCGCAGATCCCGCCGCAAGCTGTTTTCTGAATTCCTGTTCACGCCCGAAGATGTCAGTCGTTTCTTCATTCAGATCGATGTCCCGCGCGATCGGAGAATAAAAATCACTTTTTGGCAGCGAGATCCCAAACACGCGTTCGTAAACCTCATTGATCTGTTCATAAAATTCTTCGTAAATATCAAGCTGCGCCTGCGCGAATGCGAAGTCTTCCTTCTCCATGACTCCAAACATATCCCGCAGCATTTCATCTGTATAAGCATTGCCGTTTTCGCTCTGCAGGGTGCTTTCACGAAGGGCTTCTGATTGATATTCCATCCACAGTTTACGAGCTTGCGCCCTGGATATTTCAATACGTTCTTTTCCGCCGGCCATGTTTTGATAAACACCCAGATCAACGGGAACGTGACTTTCATCAAGCAGCGTGTTCAAGCCTTTTGCGTCTTTGCCGTAAGCTTCTTTTGCTGCGCCGATTAGCCGGTCGCTCATTTCGCGTTGAATGCGTTGCTGCGTTTGTATTTCTCCCCCGACTTCAAGGCTTGCAGCTTGTTCGGCGGGCATAATCCGATCGATGTAATCTTCCCAGGCTTCCACACCCCAAGCAATACTTTCACGCGTAGCTTTGCGAACTCCGCCTTTGCGCTTCTTCGTTAGAAGATCACCGTCTGGATCAATCGTCGCTTCAATTTGCGCGCGGATATCTTTGGCTTCCTGATGCCGGGTATTCAATCTTTTTTCTGCTTCGTCCAGGCCGAACGTCCGGATCGCTTCGATGTTGTCAGCAATGCGGCCGAGGAATTGCGGAGAGACAGAACGAGGATTTGCCTTCATGTGAAGGATTGAATTCGCCAGGGGATCAGGAACGCCAGCTTTCAGGAAGGTCGCCAGCATTTCTTCTGCATCCGATCGCCCGGTTGTCTTGTCCACTTTGCCGGAAATTTTGGCCAGCCCTTGCAGATATTCAAGACGCTTCTGTGTTGTGGCGTCAAACTTCCCGACGCGCTTGCCGGCTTGTGGCTTACGTTTCAGAGATTTGTTCGATAGTAAATTCTTGACCCGGCTCTTTTGTTTGGCCGAAACTTTATCCGTCATGATCCGTTCAATACGTCTTTCAAAATCAGGCGCGGCTTTGCGCAGCTTCGCAGCGCTGTCAATGTTTTTGATCGCCTTGATAAACTTCGCACGATCGGCGCTTTCCGGAAGGTTCGCTTCGATGAACGTGATGGCCGCTTCTTGTGCAGCTTTCACATCATTCTTCGCAGCGCGCACACCGTCCTTGAATGCCTTCTTGAATGACTTCACTTCCTTGACGTTTTCCATGATTTCAGCGTTCGCGATGTCACGTTGTTCGTTGAATTCCAGGATTGCGTCGCGCTGGTCAAGGGATTGCTGATCGGCGGCCGATACAATACCGACGCCGGACGCTTCCGCTTCCAGGGCTTCCAGCAAATCAGTGATAGAAATATCCGTCGGATTATTCGGATCAGGTTCAGGGAAGAATCCAGCTTCGATCGCAGCTTCCAGGGCTTCATCCAGGAACAGCGTTCCGTTTTTATTGGCCACACCTTTCAGACCAGGGCTTTCTTTTCTGGTCAGGCGTTGCAGTTCACCGCTGAAATCGCCGGCTTGCGCGCCGCCTTCGACAAGATCTTCGGTTAAAATAGTCGTTTGATTGGGATCGATTTTGCTTCCCAATGAAAGGCCGCCGATGCTCTTAATAAATTCAGCCAGGCTTTGCGGTTTCTTCGGAACGGCCAGAAAGTTTGTGCCTTCCTGCGCTTCGATTTCCTCGATCGCCTTTTCATTGTGTTCATCGCGCATTTCCTTCAATGCCTCGAAGCTCGCACGGTCAAGCTGGCTGATATCGATCGGCTTGCCTTGTGCAAATTGTTCCAGGTAAGACAGCGCCTTTTCAGTGGCGGCCGCATCAGCGCCGGTTTTAATCCCAGACGCTTCAGTTTCAATTTCGCTGGCCACAATGCCTTCTAAAACATCAGATTGCGCCTCAACTTTATCCAGGAAGATTTTCGCCAGTTCAGCAGGGACAGTGCCGTCAGTTTGCTTTTCAACGCGCTTGGATAAAACATCCATACCGACAGAAGTCGTCCCACCACCAAGAGCGCCAAGGAATGCAGAATAAGCAGCCTCTTGAAGCGCACCCATCACATCAACTTCACGAATTCCGCTTGATTGTGTGATTGCACTTTCTGAGCCTGATTGAAGAAATTCTTGCACAGCTTCTTCACCCATACGGAACAAATGCTTTTGAACCCCTTTTGAGTTTTCAGCAATCTTGAAGAAATAATTTACACCCACAAATTCAAGCGCGCCTTCAACATTACCGGCAAGCTGTGCCATAGCCCCGGCCTTCTCAACACCGACGCCGGCATCGCGCGCTTCGAGATACACAGAAGAGTTTTGCAATTCAGAGAACAGCGCAGCCGACGCGATCGGGTTTTTCGTCAAAACAGCAAGGCCGATAGATGCCCCGATCGTAGTGGTAACGCCACCGAAATCATAAAGCACTCGTTCAGCAAGATTGCCTTTATCGCCTTCAATTTTTTCAGGCTTGGCAAAATGCTTTAATATCAAATCGTCTGCGTTCTTGCGGATTTTCACCACAGATTCCCGTACAGTTTTTTCCTGGGTTGCTAGTTTTTGGACAGCATTTATGTCGCCCTTTTGAATTGTTTTTTTTGTGTTTTCTCTCACAATGTCTTCAGGCTTTTTGAACAGGAACGCGATCGGGTTGTTTCTGTCATTAATATCGCGCAGAAGCACACGCGACTCTTCATCAGACAAAGCTTCACCAGACGCCATTTTGCGGCGCAGACCATCAACATCTTCTTCAAAGCCCTGCTTAATAGCATCAGATATCTTTAGGCGCGCGCCGGCTTCACCAGAGACACCAAGATTGACGGCCGTGGCGGCAGCGCCTTTAAATGGTAAAGCAACGACATCAGCCGTTTTTTCAAATAGTTTGTTAAAACCGAAATATTGCGACACGTCAGTTTCAGGTTCATTTTGCATTTGATCAGAGAAAACCAGTTCGTTTTCTTGCATGCCTGGCGGCGCATCTACGACTTTGTTCTGGCTTTCAAGGTAGTAGCTTTGCGTTTCCTGGGGAGTCTGTACATCTTCGATCGTTTGAAGGTCACTTTCCCCGAACTGAACAGTTTCGCCCACCTGGACGCCCTCAAATGGCAAAGAGCTATTAAGATCATCCTGTGTAAAGTTGACCGTTTCGCCTAGCGGAGTGTCTTCGATACCCATTTATTCGACCCTCGTTCCAGATTTACCGTCTGGATTCATGCGGAATTTAACACCACGGATCAGGCGAATTTCACCTTCAACGCTCACAGATGAATCAGCTTTTGGCCGGTCACTATGCGCACCGACAAATATGCGATCGCCGTTTATTGTAAACACCTGGTTAGGGGCTTTATCAAGACTTGCCGCGCCTGGCACAAGTTCGGCTAACATTTCTTGCGCAACAGCACTGACAATCTTCATGCTTTCCGATTTAATTGCATCCTTGGGCATTCCTTTGTTCGTCATATCGTCAAGCTGCGCTGATTTCTCGGTATAGCGTCTAAACATTTCATTGCGCACATCAGGTAAATCAGTCGTATCAGCAAACGCCTTGAAGGCAACTTCGTCATGCGTGAAGTCAGGGAACCAGAAAGCCTTTCCAATTTTATCACCGGCAGCGGCGAGATCCATCGACAAAGACTTTTGCACGGCTTTAGCTTCAGATGCAGTGATTTCACCGGTTAAAGCTTGCTTGTTTACACTGACCATCATATCGCCAATGTCGTCAAGCATGTCCTCAGATACGGTAATCCGGCGCTGGCCATCTTTGCTTGATTTATTGAAAAACGCCTCTTTGCGCGCGTAGATCCCAGCGATCGCATTCGGATCGTATTCGGTTTTTTTAAGGTTCTTCTTCCCCAAAAGCATACTTTCGGCGGAGTTACTGAAATCTTTGGTGATTAAACCCTTGTGTTCAGCCTCGCGCAAAGCTGCAATCTTTTGTTCAGGAGCAACCGCATCGTTGTAAATAAGGTTGTTCAACTCGCTTTCGTTGGACTTAATCGTGAAAGCGTCAACCGTGTTGGCAATCTTTATTTCTTCAGCCCGTGCCTTCTCTTTATCGGCCAGGCCTTGAGGAATTCTTGCGCGCGCTTTTGAAAGGATCTGTGAGTCAATCAGCGTGGCATTGCGTAAGAACTCAGATCCACCAGTGTCAAGCGTTTGAACGTAGTCCGTCAGCTTGTTCATGCGGTTATCCCAACCGGCCGCAAATTGCCCGTATTTTTCACCGTCAGCGGCGACCAGGCCGGCATATTTTTCTTGCCTAAGAACGATCAAAGAATAAGGATCTCCGTTTGCGGCATCAATCATGCCCCATGTGTCTTTGTCGTTTCCATGATTAACCAGGGCATCATATGCCACAGCCTGAAATTGAGGTTCAAATTCATCAAGCTTTGGATCGTAATATTTTTCTTTTAGGATCTTAGCAGCGCCTTCAGCCGTAAGATTTTTAACATCCACGCCAGGGTTATGTTTCGAATTGATCCCATATTTAGCGATCGCGCCGTCAGGCTCTTGCGCTATTTTAGAGCCGCCCTCAATGTCCATCATAATGAAATCAGTCAAAGGATCTTTACCGCCTTGCCCATATTCAAGGACGCGGCGCAATGCCGTCGGGTTGTCCTGGTTCTGACGAAAGAGGAAGTCGCGCGCTGCGTTGTCTGTTCCGTATTCAGCAAGGGTTAGGCTGTCTTGAGGACTAAGGATATCAGTCGAAACTTCTGTTGTGTATTTTCGAATGTTGGCTTGAAGATCTGTAAAATCCTTGTATGACGGGCTTGTTTTTAGAGAGAAATTAGCAACCATGTCGTCGATGCCTTTTTCCGCGCCCGTAAATGTATTCTTTACCCGCTGGCCATTCTCGAAATCCTTTGATCTCTGCAACGTGCTTGTGCGATCGCGATCCGTAAGCTGGCGAAAATGATCAAGATCAAAATTCTTTTCATCACCGGCCAGGCTTATTTCCTGTTCGACAAGCGCGGATTGTTCACGATGGAACTGGTCAAAGCTTTCAGAAAAGCCGTTTGGATCTTCTTGGGCTTTGTTGCGACGATCTTCATATTCAGGGATAAGATCTCGCTGAAATTGGTTGTATCGGTCTTGCGCTCTGACCTTGCTGTCAGCCGCGCGCTGCGTCTTTAATCCGGTAGCAATAGCACCGGATGCGCTTGAATTCCGATTATGTTGCCCGGCATCTACTGCGAATTGTTGCGCTTCAACACCGCCACCGGCGGCGGATGCTGCGCTAACCGATTTTGAACCGGAGCGATTTAAAAAAACATTGCGTGTAAACTGTGGAATTCTAGCCATTATTTAAACTTATCCCCGTTCTTCCATGTTTCTTTTTTGCCACCACTAAAAGCCCCTGCGCCTTTGGCTGCACCAAGAACAGTTGCGGCCGTGCCAAAGAAGTCAGCTTTTTGAACTGGTTTTTGATTAGCTTCGCCTTGTTGCAAGAATCCTTGCGCCTTAGCTTCTGCATTTTTAATGGCGTTTGCTGAATTGTCTGCGCCCTGGTCAATTGTTTCGTCACCAACCAAAAGAGGCGACCCATCCAAGGTTACGCCGGATTGAAGGTATGCGGCCATTTGTTGCGATCTGATGCGCTTTGCGTCCAGCCGTTCTTGCCGTCCTTGCTCTGCACCCTCTTCCCTAGCCAGGCGCGCGTTCTCTTCAGCCTGTTCCGTTGCGGAAGCGTTTGCCCTCTTAGTTGCCTTTGCGGAACTGCGTTGTGATGTAAATCCTTGTACGGCCGATATGGCCTGAAAAGCAAATAGTGCAGCTTCTAAACCCATAGATCAGTCCTCCAAATATTTCGCGAACCGGATGTAATCGCGTTTCTTGTCGTCATAATAGCGTAAAATACCTTCTTCATGAAAACCTAATCTTTTACACCATTTATGATGATCTTTTGCGTAAGCAAGGTTTGCAGTTTCAAGTCGATGAATAAGCATATCTTTCATCATTTTATCAAGCTGGTCTTTCACAACATCCATTAATTCAAGCGCGTCGTTGTCGATATGCTCTGAAACCATTGTCCAGCAGTGTCCCGTATGCTCTGTGGTTTGCAGAATTCCGCCGACGCACAAGATCCGGCCGTCTTTAACCGCAGTAAAACAAGTTCCATGTTCAGCCATAGGGTTTGACGCCTCGGCTGTTATTTTGCCGTAACGCTCAAGATCTTCTTCTCTCTGCGCAAACAAGTCCATGTGGTGCGCGTGGTAAGGGATCAGCTTTATCATTCTTCGTTTGTCTCCATTAGCGGTTGCAAGTACTGAATATTCGAAGGTGTTGGCTTATCATGCAACCAATAAATATATTTTTCATCAGCCCATCCATCAGGCATTTGAACATCAAGCACCCCAGAAAACAACTTTGGGGGGCGGCCAGCGACTTCACCGGCGTCGCGATAAGCTGGTTCTTCCATGTTATAGAGCGATGTTCCGAATTCAGTTCCAAGGGAATCGCGCATACGAACGCCCATTTTCGTTATAGCGCGCGCCTTCGTCATCGCGGAGCCTATTTCAGACCCACCATTCACATCTTCAGTTTTTCCAATACCGATATACCCAATACCAACGACAACATAGCCGGCGTCATCTTCCAGGAGAATCGCGCCATCTTCCACAACAGTCCCGCTTTGAACACCACCATCGGCAAGAATGACAACGGCTTCACCTTCAAGATGATTTAGACCCGCCAGGCCTTTCGCCATGTAATACCAGGCACCCGAAGCCCATGCCGCAGATTCTAGTTCGTATTTGACGGTTCCTGTAACTTCAGTCGCAGAATTATGATTGTCAATTTCAATTTGGCCACCGTTAGGGGATTGGATGCGGCGCAGATCCGTTGCCATTTGCGCCGTAAAGAACGCGCCGTCAGCCGTTACGGTTACAGCATCCCCCACTTCAAGGCCGCCTGTAATGGTCAGGCCAACAGTAGCGCCAGAACGGCCGTCATATGTAAGGGCAGAATCGCAATGCACAAGTGTCTTTTGAATGTTCCAAAGAGCAGATTCGAACGCAACTTCATCAGATTCTTGATTGTCACTTCCTGTAAAGAAGTCCTCAAGGACAGGGGTTTCTTCCAGTTTAGGCGTATACTCAATAGATCTTCGCGTCACGCCGTCAATCGTGCGCGTCGCACATTGCCATAGCTCATCATCTTCTTCAGCGTCAGGGATAGAGGCCACAGATTCCCACAAGCCATTTGTTTTATGTAAGTGCCAGGCGACGACTTGCTGCGCAGGATCAAACGTCAGGCCGGCCAGCTTGCCGTCGTTACGGACAGCCCAGATTATGTTAGGCGTTCCCGCTGTATAGCTAAATTGTTTGAATTTTGATTTCCCAATGTGGTCAGCTAAAAGGGTTCTATCTGGTGACGTATAACCGTCTTGAAGCGCATTATATTCAAAGCTTCTTACTGTGCGTCCATTTCTCTGAGGGTACAGGATATAAGAATCAAGCTTGACCGGCCGAACAGTGGAAACGCCATTGAACGATGTAGGTTTCACAGAAATGTTTGTCGGAGTGATCGCATTATTATCACCGCCACCAGTGACGCGGAATTCAGAACCAGACGTCCCAACGGCCATATAGTTTTCAGCCCCAACAATCCAGCGAATTCGGTTTGCCTGGTCAGCGCGCAGTTTGTAAATAATGGCGTCGCTGTCAAGCGTTCCCGTTGTGAAGTCGTCAAGCTCCCCATCTTCACGGATCTTAGAGAACCACAGGCGCGTCGGAAATGTATCAGAAGCCCCATAAATCAAACGGCCGTCAAATAACGTAACAACAGAAGGAAAGGAAAACGCTGTAAACTGCTCGACCGTTCCGGCAGATCCATATGTGTCATTGTCCGTGCTGTCATATCCTTCAAGCTCGAATGTGTTTGTGCCGACGTTCAAGTTTCTAATTGTGAACGATTTGTTGTTGACCTCAGTCATCCCAAGAACGTCAGCGATCCAGATAATATCACCGTTTGTGTAGGTATCAGCGCCGACGTAAGTGACCACAGCCGGGTCGGCCTTACTTATCCCGCTTATTGCCTGTGATGCCGCCTTCGTTGTTCCGAAGGGGCTTGAAATAATATCAAACGCCGCAAACGTCCAGGATGTATGCGAAGACCTGGTGAGTTTTTGAGGCGCAAAATCAGGATGCACCGTATACATCGTATTATCTGTTTGCGTGAAATCAAATTCAAAAAGATTGGCTTCAAGGTATGGTGACGCAACCTGGACGATTTCGGCCACAGAGCCGCCAGAGGTATATGCAGGGTAAGCAGTAGTGTTAATGGCTACTGTGATGTTATCAACGTCCACCACGGACGCGACAGCGACTTCTATGCCATTAAGCTTTGTCATCCCACCGATGCCGGAAAGATAGATAGGTTCGCCGGCGCTCAATCCATGCCCGACGACCTCGATATTCGCAGCGGCGGCCTGTGATACGTCAGTAATATTAATAGGCGTGAATGTGTTCAGGCCATGATCTTTATACATCCGAATGAATTGATCTGTAACTTCAAGCACATAGGATTGCTCAGTTTTATAGATGAACGGCACAAGGCGCGCGATATTGTTGTCTTTAGTGGTCGCAACGAAAATAGATCCTTCACGAAGGCTTGCTTCGCCCTGCGCTGTCACCTTGTAGTTTTGAAGGTAATCAAGAGCCTGATCGTAGAAATCCAAATCAGCCCGGCCGCGAAGCTTGGGACTGACATAACCGTAATTTAATGCTGCAAAATCTGGGGTGACTCTAGCCATTTATGTCACCACTCGGCCTTGATAATCACCGCCGCCGATCCGTCGCCCTTCTTTGGCGGCCTTCCATTTTGATTTACGGACTTTCTGAGGCGGTGACTCCTGGCCGTCAACACCCTTTGCATCCGTCATTTTATCTTTATAAGATTCTTCCATAGTCGTCACCATTGACCGATTCCCGGTCATGTCGTAAGCCGTGTAAACTGCGAGTTTGCGCGCCCATAACTGGATAAAATTCGGCGTCATCGTTGTGATATCTTCCTGGTCAAAAATATAACCAAGCGCCAACGGTGCGGCCTGGTTCGTGTAGATATACCCGCCCTTGACTTTATAATCCTCTTCAGGAAATTCTTCATCACCAACCCAAGCAACGCGGATATAATTACCCGGCAACAAATAGCGCTGTGAGTATTTGCCAACAGCCGGGATAGAGGACGCGGCCGGAAGACTTGTCTCTGTTTCTGCAAAGTTCCAGATATGATCTTGCAGGACTTCGCGCCGCGCTTCGTCAATCCATAAGGCAGCTTTTTTTGCGAACTTGTTTTTCTTATCGGGGGGATCAATTTCAGTTATGCCGTCTACCTTCAACATCCCTGCCGTTAAATTTGCAAGCCCTGTTTTTGTGGTGACGCGCGCCATATGAAAGATCCTTTTTGTGTAACTGTTAGAAGTAAAATAGGCCGACGCTCTGGTGGGATCGCCGGCCTACTCTGCATTCTCTAAGCCGCAAGACCATCAAGAATAGCAACTACATCGCCAGCGGCAGATCCGACCGCAATACCGGTCAGGATGATGTCGTAGCGTGATTTCGCAGTTGAAGGCGTAAGACTAAGCAGTTCAGCGATGCTTTTCAGCGCCCCTAAATCTGCAATGTCCACGTTTTCAAGACCATCTACATTGCGCAATGCGGACGAAAGATCGATCGCATCAGCAAATAGATTGTCATCAACTACTACACCCGTTTCCGAGTTTGCAACGCCGATGTTGTAATCTGTTCCAGAAGTGATCGCGTCACACATGACGGTCAAAGCTACAGGAACAAAAGACGACGGAACGCTTGCAAACAACAGATAAGTTGAATTGTTGTCATCAGCAGCCGCAACAGCGGCAGCACCGACAGACCTTACAACTTCGTGTGCGTTTCTTCCAGGTTCGGATTTTTCCCCAACGTTGGAAGCATTGTTTGTGAAATAGTTTTGAACAGCCATGTCACAGTCTCCTTTTCTAGTTTGGGGTTAAGGTGTGTGCGTGGTTTTGTATTCTTGCACTCTCGCGCCTTCCTTACGGACGGAACCGAGCATCAGCACAGCTTGCACCTGCTTTGCACGGTTGAGATCTGCACGAACATCCATGTACACTTCAGCGTCTTTAGCAAGACCGACCTCGATGCCGCCTTCAGCTAGAGCGATACAAGATCTCTCGTTGCTTCCGTCAACTGCCAAGATTGGATTACTTACTTTTCCGCCGAATTTCACGAAATCAAGACCAGCACCGTTTTGAATCTTGCCTTTTTCGACATTGAATTCACGGTTATAATCGCCGGACGTAAGTTCGTTTTCCTGCATGAAGTCAGTGTGTTCTTCACCGGAAATCAAAAGACACATAGCTTCGTCTAGTTCTGTGCCGATTTCATAGTCCATGAAGTTTTCGCCCACTTCGAGCAGTTTTTCATACGTGGAACCAGCCGTTGCATCAACAGTTATGACGCCATCATTCGCAGCCGTCACCAGCGTGTCCATGTTGCGTCCTGTGTATACAGAAGCCAGAGCCGCTTCAACCACAATGCGGTCAAATTGGCGGTACATTGCACGAGCAACAGCAGCCGAATAATTGCGTTCAGGATCGATTAGAACGCCTATTTCGTCTTTGTTGTCGAGATAGATGGTACAGCGGAATTCACGCATGCGTAAACGGCGGCGGCCATGCACAATGTCTTGCCCTTGAGTCTTCTGATGACGCGTTGTAATTTCGATAGCTTCTAAACTATCCATCGTCTCAACAGTTTTGTCGTGGGTTGTCATTGGCGTAACCGTCACTTTATCACGTGTGCGGGTTTTCATTTGCTGACCGTTGGTATGCACTTGATCGGCAAACTGAATTGCCAGCGCGGTATCAACTTGATTAGTCATGATATTCCTCACTAAAGGTTAAAGTTAAACGGGCATTTTATGCGATACGTTATCCGCGAACACGGGCGCAATCTTGCCGTTTGACGCTGGCCAGGCGATGCATGTTTATACACATCAATCAGGCCTACTGTGAGGGCTTCGGTTGTCTGATGCGTTCATTCTAGTCGTTTTTAAAATATTTGGCAAGTCAACGAAAAAACCCCACCAATTAAGGCAGGGCTTTCGTGAGTAAACTATATATGAGACTTAACGCTTGCGCGACGCTTCAGCCGCAGTCGCCGCAGAGGAATCCGCGTAGAACTGCTTAGATTTGGCTACTATATCTTTGTGATCCTTGTGCATAGCATCATAATAGGCTGGATGCTCCATAAGCTTTTTCCCTTCAGCACGAAGATCGGCAGGAGACATGCCGCCTGTCATACCTTTTTCACCGAAGTTTTCATCGCTCAGGCCATACGTTTTCTTCATGTGTTGAACAACATGACCAAGAGCCGCAGCAAAGGCCGGTGTTTGCTCATTGTTGATTGAGGCCTCGATTTGTTGGCGAAGCTCTACATCAGGAATAGCTTCCTGCATCAAGGCACTTGCCTGTTTTGAAATCAACATTTTGTCATCACCAAAGATTTCATCAAGCTTTGTGTTTAGCGCTGCGCTTGCTTCTAACGTCGATTCCATACCTTCAGCAAACATTGCTTCACGTAAAGCGTTTGCGCCTTCTACCGGTATATTGTTGTCATGCAGGAGTTGCGCCCATTTATCAGCATGCGCTTGATCATAAGCGCTGTCAGGGACGCCATCAGGCTTTTCAAAGCCATAACCGGCCGCATCTTTCGGAACGCCCATCGCTTCATTAAACGCTGTAAGTTCTTCCGGCGTTGCATTCTCACCAGGTACGCCGACTTGTGGCTTGCCGATTTTAGATTGCGCCTCAAGCAACGACTTCGCCATTTCCTGAACAGGGTTGTCAGACTTAGCAAACTTTTCAAAGCCTGGGTTCTTAGCTAGATCTTCACCGAGCAAAGCGTTCAAATCAACTTTGTTAGGGTCGCCGGCCTCTTCACTGGATCCAGGTTCGCCGTCACCGCCGGCGTCACCACCAGCATCATCGCCACCAGAAGCAAACATTCCAGCTTTGCCGCCAGTGCCGTCATCCGTCGGGTTTCCAGAAGGTTCGCCGCCTTCGCCACCAGCATCGCCACCAGCCGGAGCCGCATCGCCACCGCCAGAACTTGCAGCACCGTCGCCGCCAGCTTCGTTCATACAAAACGGCATCGCAACGCCGGACATCAATAAGTTTTTAAACATAGTCTATTCTCCTTCTGATTTAAAAAGTTGAGCGCGCACAGCACAGTCTTTTGCTTCCAGAAGCTTCCGCAACGCAGTTGATTTTTCTGGATTATTTGGCAGAGCTTCATTCATAGATTGAGCCAGTTCACCGAAGGGTGCGCTGACTTCCTGCAAAACTTCAGGCAAATGCTTGTATTCAAAAAATTGCATTAAATAACTCATAATTCAAGCTCCTTTGTGCTTCGATTTGGATTTTGAGGTTGTGCGCTTCGGTTCTTCTTCTGGATCGAAAAAGCCCGTAGGTTTTATGTCACCGTATTCGATGCGCGCAAGGACATCAGTCGGGACATGGCGACGGATCGCCAGGTAATGATTTAACTCCATTGCGGAATACATCGTCGCATATGGGTCAAGCTTGCCGCCAGATTCAGCCGATAAGATGACCTTACCAAACCCAGATCTTTCCATGATCCAGGCAAGAACGCGCATTCCGTGGGGGGTGTTGTATGTTTTAGCGAAGTCCTCGCGCATCAGATCTTGTTTCTTTTGATCAAAATCTTTTGCTTGCTTTAGGTCTTCGGCTTGTTTTGCGCCCCTTGTTGAAGGGGGTAGTTGTCTATTGTCAATCATGTAATCCACCAGAGTTGATTGGGAGTGGCGTCGCCGTGTGTTTCAACGAAATATCCAGCCACCCCCGATTATGTGGGGAGATCCCCTAGTTTATTCTTCCTTGTCTCGCTTTGCTTGATTCTCTTTTTCGCGTTTGATGCGACGAGCCTTTGCGGCTTCCAGAGATTTTTCATGTTCTTCGAGACAAATTTTATCTGCATCATCCATAATAGATATCCTTATTCCTGCGGCGCTAAGAATCCCTTGATGTCACCGACCGTTATGCCGCCGCTTTTGGCTGTGCCTGTGATACTAGCAAGATCTTCTGGCGTAAGTTCCTCAGATGCCGCAAGTTCCGCAGCTTCATCAGATGCAAAATCAAGCTTAGATTCTGTTTGGTTGCTAACTTTACGCTTTTCAATACCTGATTTACGTTCATCTTCAGCTTGCATATGCGCAGCATGACGGGCTTTTGCGTTCTTTTTGTCAATCTTTTCCTGCTTTGCAAGGATCTTTTCTTTACGCGTTCCCTTTTGTGCGGGGTAGCTGTTAACAATCTTAGACATGGGGTTTTCCTTCGGTTAAGTTTCTTAAATTCTAGCCGCTATTTTGCACTGATCCAAGATCCTTTGCAACCCCTGCGCCGGCTTGCAGAAGTTCCGCTTGCTGTGCGGCCTCTTTGGCGTCCTGCTCTTTGTCGATCGCAGCCTGAACATCAGCCTCTTTTTTCCACATGCGCGCGTCTGCGCCTTTGATCTCTGTCAGGCGGTTTAGTGACCAATCCCAATCAATGCGATGACGGATTGTTTCATCAACAGCAGAGGCCTCGCCGGCAATACCGAGCATTTCGACCATGCCCTGTCCTTCTTCAGCCATCATGTCGCGCGCGGCCGGCGTTAGGTATTCAATCTTATAAAGATCTTCATCGGCTTCCATAGCTTTTATGAGTTTTTCAGGGAGATACTTCACCTTTTCGCCATTGGCTTCTTTTGCTTGAGCTTCTGGGGAGTTTGGAATATACCCGAATTTATTGCGGCGCAGACAGATGTTGAAGCTTGTATTGATAATGACGTCAAACTTTTCAAGCAAGATGCGGCTTACAATTGACCGAAGCGTGGATTGGCGTATTGCATTGCGCAAGAACGCTTCGCCTTTCGTCATTTCGACGTCATTATTCAGGTTGATCAGGCGGTCAATCATAAAGTGATTGCTGATCGTATTCTCTAGCGCCTCGATGATTTCAGGGGCGTTTCGGATGTCTTGGATGTCAAACAGCTTGCCCGTAGGTGGGACGCCTGGCGTGGCTTTATCAACACGAAGAATATTTGATGCGCCGGCAGATGTATCAATGAAACCATTGCCACTAACGGCATCATGGATCTGATACATGGGCGGATCAAGGTTCTTTTCAAGCGCCAGGCTAAAATCTTCCCAGACTTGGTTTAGCAGCATGATTGACGGTAGCGCGTTCATTGCACGGCCGCGACCATAGCTTTCATTAATTCGTTTAGCCAGGCGCGCACATGCGACCGGAAGTTCTGCATATCCAGATTCAAGCAAAATGTTTTTGCCTTCGACTTCGATGTGAACTGATTTATACGGCATATCCTTGGCGGCGACCGATTCTTCGACACGATCTTTTTCGGGGCGCTCCGCTATGACATGGAGAACAGTAACCTTTTCGGACATCTTGCCTTCATCAAATAGCTTCTTAGACTTTTCGGAAACCTTTTCATATGTGTATTTTTCGACAAGTTGCTGGATAGTATATTCGCGGCGACGGTTAAATTCAGTCGCACGATTGACGGCGTTTTGCGCCAAGCTAAACGTTTGTATTGACCACGGTTCAAACTGCAAGCAACCCAGTTGCGGGTTTTCCCGGTTGCGTTCTTCGGTAAATACGGCGTCAGTTCCCAGGGTAATTAGATCAAGCATGCTTTCATCAAGTGCGATCGATAAGCCGGCTTCCTGATCATCCATTTCATCTTGTAGGATTTCTGACGTTTCTTTCCAAAACGTCGCCATATCCTTGTCTTTATCCCAAAGCTTTTTATTTCCCGCCAGGGTGAATGACTTAACACCAGCCGACCATATATAACCTAGAAACGCACTCGCAGAGGTTTCGGCCATGTGAACGGGGGCGTCAGTCCATAGGTGAGAATGAATAAAAGCGCCGGGCTGGCGCGTTGTCGTAAAGTCTGCGCTGCGTTGGTGCGTATATTCACTGACTAATTGCCAGATATTCAGCCATTGGTTGCGCTCTGTGTTTAGCTGGCCTTCGCGTTCAAGGTAGTCTTTGACTGTCATCGCCATGTTAAAGCCCCAATAATGTTTTTGATGTTACGTCTTCGCTGTCATTGCTTAAAGGATTGAACGTGTTCTGGCTTCCAGAGTTTGCAGCGACTTGTTTTTGTTGCTTCTTCTTCTTGGCGCTGGCGGCCTTTGCGGCCTCGTCCACTTGTGGTTCTGAATTTTGAATGGTTCGTGGCGCAGGGCTGTCATCACCACCGCCGAACAAACCACCGCTTGCGCCTATAAATGAACTGAAAACGCTTCCTGCAATACTTAAAGTTAGTGGATCAATTCCCATGTTTACAATCCTAACAATGTTTTAGTTGTGACTTGCGCTTGCCCAGAACCGCCAAGACCAGCCGGAGAGTTTGCCCCTGCATTTGCGGCAAGAATGGCCTTGCTTTTCTTTTTATTGGCTTTTGAATCAATAGATGCCTGTGTCTCAGTTGGTGCAGGAGCCGCGACGACTGGCTGCGGTTTAGGCGCGCCGAACGCTTTCTTTACGAACCCCATAGCCACTTTCCCTTCTTTTCTGCATTGTTGATGAACCAGATCCAGACCGTTTTCTGGACGGTGCTGTCGTATCGATTATATCTAAAATCTGGGGATAAGCAAATTGTAGAACAAAATTCGTGCCAAAGTCGGGGCTTGGAAGGTCGCGCGCTTTCAAATCCTTGACCGCCTCAAGCTGTATCTTCTGATTTGCCGTCATGAAATATTCAATGTTTATTAAATCTTCGCGCAAACGTGGTTCATCAGGTAATTCAAACCCGGCTTCAATAGCGCGCGCGCCTCTGCACCACATTTCAGCACGGACATTGATGTATTTATCAGGCTCTTGCGCTTTTGAACCTGAATTGACGCCGGTCGTAGGGATGCCCCAGGCCTTGAGTATGTCAGTTACGCCGCCACCGACACCAATATCATCAATGAAACAGCGAATTTGAATGTGTCCTGGCGTCCTTTGGCGATGGAAACGGTATGTCTCGGCCATCATCGTCGCCACCTCGACGACGTTTTTGCCGGAATATGACTCTAGTTCATGACATTTAGCGCCCTGGTATGCTCCGATCGTGGATAAATCATCACCAAATCGGGCAACATCACAGCAAATTGATATAGGAAACATTTCAAAACCAAGCGCCTTGAACTCAGTCATACAATGATGCACTGCCTCTTCAGCAATTAGCTGGTTTGACGCCTGGCGTGGGAATTTACCGAGGATACGAACACGGACAAAATCACTGTCAATGCCATAGTCATCAACCCATTGCTGCAATTTGTTCTTATTGGTTTTTCGTGCAGTCCTGGCGTCGATCGACCTGGTGATCCAGCGATGCCGGAACTTGCCAAAGCATGCACGGAAGCGGCCGGTGTTACGTGTAGGATTTCCAAACACAACCCACAGACAGCGCCCGGAGGTCATCGCGCCTTCAGACACGTCATAAATCGCGTCATCGATCGCAGATCCTTCATCGAATTTATATAAAACAGCCTCGGCGTGTGTACCAGCAAAGCTTTCCGTCGTGTGCTTTGACCAAGGGATGGCGTTTGACCGCCACGTTTCCGGGCGTTCTTTCAAATAAAATGCGGTAGCAGTCCATTCAAATAGATGACCATGCACCATAAGTTTGTGCCATTTGGACAACTCGCGCCAGGTCTTCGTCGTAAGCTGGTTTAATGTATTGGCCGTTGTGACCACTTGAGGGTCAACGTTTGTGGACATCCACCAAAGATCAATCAAAGCCATCAAAGCCGTCTTACCGATACCGTGACCGGAAGCGCAAGCTATTTGAACAGGGATGCGTTCTTCTTCAGGAAGGCGTTCGTTTGCCTGGAATGCTTTGCCGATATCGTCAAGAACCGCTAATTGCCATCTATCCGGGTATTCGCTTTCTAAAACCGTCCCAGGCTCACCCCAAGGAAAAGCCCATAGGACAAAGCCAACAGGGTCATTCTTGAATTTGGCCATAACTTCAGGGAGATTAGTCATCGCGGTCGGGGTCATAGTCCGTATTTCCTTCAGCTTCAATGGTTTCTTCTATGATCTCGCCATGAATAGCGGCAAAGGCTGGTGGATAAGATGCGTCAGGAAGTGGCATATCAGGGCTTATTTGCTCGACCGTTTCAAGAATAACTGTCTTGCGCTCAACCCTCATATTGCCTTTTGCAATGCTTTCAGCCAAATCATCCCCAAACTTCGTTTCCGATGCGTCGCTAATGTGGACTTGAGGCATTGCCATGTGCATGAACTTTGCGGCCGTCTTTGCACATTCAACACGGTAGTTCATGCCGATCCCTTTGGATCGCATCATTTCACGCTTCTTTTTTTGGCGGTACAGCCTATCAACATCTTCGTTCATAACGGCCACAAGGAATTGCAGCGGCGTCATATTGCCGGTTGTTGGATCGAAGCCTAAATCCCGCATATGTTCAGCCGGCGACGATATGCCGCCAGGCTTTCCATTACGGGTATTAGGTGGATTATCTGAATATTTTGCGGGAATTGTCAGATCATAATTTCCACGATCAATAGGTGGCTGTCCCGCCTCTGGCGGTTTCTCCATGATTAAACATCCACATACTTGTCACCAACGGGCAAAACACCCGCTTGATCGTATTGCGTATTGTCCTGAAGGCCTTGAGGAACACCACCGCCGGCCATGTTTTCCATTTCGGCTTTGCGCTGCTCAATTTCCTTATCGTAACTTCTTTCCATGCGCATGTTATCTCTCAGGCCTTTTTCTGACATGAAATCCCTGGCGCGGCGTTTATGCTCCTGCAAGACAGGCTCAAACGTGTCATCAAGGTAAAATGTGCGGACACGAATGCCCTTCAACTTATGGCGAATATAGCGGTTTGATGCCAGCTTCATGTCGCCTTTGTTGAAGTTTTGCGGAACTTCAAGCTTTGCTTCGAAATCACCTTCAACAACTTCTTTGCGGTGCTCTCCGCGCAGTGTGTATTTGCCGTGGATCTTGATAACAACGACCGCAACGGCCGCGTTCAGCTCTTTTTCCGTCTTGTGGAAACGCTGTATGTTTGCAAAATGTGGAATTTGGTTATGTGTACTCATGATCTTCGCCTACTTTCTTCGGTTACTGCGCAGAATTGCGCTGTTTAGTGCTTCGTCGTCTTCAGTAAATCGTCATGTATCGCGCTTTTCGTGGTCGAGTCGGTCGCTAAATTCAGAGATCCGAGATCAACGCCCTGGTCATTCTGGTCAGGAGCTTCAGCGATTGTTATATCTTTAGGCCTGTAAATACGCAAGCCGGCTAGATGTTCAGCATAAAGGGGATCAGTCCAGGGAATAGTCTTATACAGTAGCCCTGGGTTTACGATGATCTGACCTTCTTTTAAGGCCTCAAAGTCGAGATATTCTTGACCGGTCAATTCATCAATCACACGGGGCGCAGGGCTAACAAACATAACGCATTTGCCTCTTTGGCCTTTACCACAGTCAAGCGTCAAGTATTTATAAACAGGAGCATGAAGTAAACCGATCTGAACATTTCCGATCTTCTCAATGCGAGAAACGATCCCGCGCGCTTCATACGCCTGATCGTCCCTAATACCTTCATTAATATTGTCCATTGTTTTTCCTCTATGGTGTGAGGTGGTACGTACCGAACTGCAACGTCATCGCAACGGTTGCGTTGTCTTTGATGACTTTGGCATTATCCAAGCCCCAAAACACGCCCCATCCATAAACTATCTTGACTGATGAACCAGCGTCCGGCGTAGATGCCAACGTTAGGGTCAATCGTGTAGCTGATGATTTTGCAGAAGATGAAATCGCCACCTCGACGTCATCTTCGAAAGCTTTAAAGAATTCTTTTAGATCCCCGGCAGAAGCGGGGCTTGTGAAATCATTACCGTCGTCGTGTGTGATGTCGATCGTTACCGTAGCGCCAGAGATAGAGGCAGCCCAGGACATGCCATCAACACCAGCCAAGCTTGCGCCCTCAACGGCTGCAATCTTACGTGACCCGATTAAAGCCAGTTGTCTATAGCCAACGTCAAGAGGGTGAACAGAGTCCGTCAATCCGTAAGGAAGGCCGAACGTATGGACATTTGGAAGCTGGTTCGGCATATCAATTTGAACTTCACGGATTGATTGAGCGCCAGCTTTACCGGCTGCGGAAGGTTCTGACGTTTGACGGCCGCCAAGTTGTTGAACAAGAATGTTTGCATTGCCCATAACAGCGCGCATTGTCTTGAACACGCGGATCAACGAAGCTTGATACTGTGACTTAGTGGCGAATCCTTCAACATTGACATAGAAAGAATCCGCTTCGCCCTGCGACCACCAGATCCATCCATTTTTTGTTAGGTCTACGGTGCGCGCATACTCGAAAAAGTCCCATAGTTCCGTTCCCCAGTAAGCGGGGTCAATGGTCTTGCTTGTGTTCCAGCGATCAGGATCATTTATGTCGTCATGCCAGTGTTCGGTCGATGGTGCAGAGCTTGAGGACGACGCCAACAAGGACGATCCGCCCTCTGCGCCGTTCCTTGGGTTGACTTGGATGCCATCAATCGCGTCCTCGATCGTGTTGATCATAACCTCGTAGCCACCTTCTTCGCCTGTTTCTTGGCTGTCAAAGTAGCCCGAACCTAACGACTGGCCGGCTGTAATAAGATCAACAGTCTTAGAACGCTTCATGCGAACAGCTAATTCGGACGGCGCAAGGTATTTATTGCCGACCTCATAGGCCTGAATTGTCCCGACAAGTGTATCTGATCCGCTATTGCGAGAGCCTAGATACAAATGCGTAAAGCCTGAAATTCCTGTGATATCATAATTAGCTTCAAGGACTTCGCCCTTATAGATTATATAAGCAGCGTCACCCTTCCAGGCGAGGCCGATCGTGGTCTTCTCACCTTCAGCAATCAAATGATCAATCATGTCAGTCGTCGCAATGTTGCCGGAGTCCTGGCGAACGCGATATCCTGGGAAGCCAGCGCTTTGAAATAAGCGAACGCCTACAGATGGATTTGATGAATTCTTGTTCAACTCGATAACGTACTGATCTTTGGAAGCGTTTGGGATGTCCGTCGGCGTGAACTCTGCCCACATAAAGCCTTCAGCCGCATTAGCGTCAACATATGGCACGTTTGTTACATCAACAAACGTGCCAATAACCGGATTCAGAACAACGCCGCTTGTGATAAGGGCGTTGTCTTCGTTTCCTAAAAGATCAAGTGCGAGATTTGACATCTATGCATGCTCCACGAAGTTTTGATTTTGTGGGTTCTGCGCATAGGCTTTTGTTGCTGAACCTGATCCGCTATCCTTTATGACGCGCCATTCTTTCGGCGCCTTAATTGTCTGGATGCCAGCGCTTGCGAATGTGTGGATGGTTGCCCAATTAGCCGCAGATGATGCGCGCCCCTGGATTGAAACGACATCGTTGCCGTCGCTATCTGCCTGAATAATGATTTCATCACCGACAAACGTGTCCTTGGATGCTTGTGTCGTGCCTGCATCTGCGATCGTGATGTCTAAAACCGTAACTACTGAATTTGCCATGTGATGTTCCTTTTCGGTTAAATGATATCAACTACCTACAATTTTTGCAAGATCACCCTACCACAGCCGTCGGAGATTTGACAACCCGCACCGAAATGCCGTGACATGCAAGCATCAGTTTCGCCTTGAGTTTGAAGATTGCTGTGCTTACGCCTTTGAAATCTTCGACGATCGTCTTGCTTTCCGCCGGTGCACGGCCTCTTGGTTGCCCTTTACCAAACAACGGAACGCCGATCGTTTCTGATTTTGTTCCGATAATGTACGTGAAATCAGCGATATATCGACAGATATGAACACCATCGATGTCGAAGCTGAATGATACCTGACAACGAAGATTCCTGATGATTCCCTGGTCTTGCTGGTATTTCAGGAAGATATATCGATCGCGTTCGCCGATGCTGTCAAACTTCTTGCCCATGTATTCGACGCGCTTGTTCCCATACTTCGATTTGCGCGGCTTTCCGGTGATATTTTTATAATCGCTTTGTCTTGGGATGAATACGCTCATGATTTATTCCTCCTGTTACGCTTTCGTGACGCTTTTGCGGCTTGATTTTTCTTTTTGCACTCAGTCATGTTACCACCTTCAAAATTAGTTCATATTCTTCGTTGTCGTTCACGTAAGCTTCACCGGAAGCAACCCTTCGGATGTTTTCTAAGTCAATACGTTCGCGGGTTTCGTCGCAATCTACGGACATTTTAGGGGTAACTCCTGTTTTTTGTTGGTGATATTTAATACAAGTTCACTTAAAAAATAGTTCCATGAAGTTTGTTTGATAGGGCATCTTCTACGTGCAAATAAACCTTGTACCCGTGCCATCCTTCACCTGAATTCTTTTGCTGAAACTCTGCATACGTCATGACACCGAGGCGCTTCGCTTTTGGTTTTGGTTTATTATTTTCCGGCCTTGGTTTTTGGTAATAGTCGTTTGTCATGTGATCCTCTGAATGCTGTTGTGTGTTATTTGTTTTATCTCTTCGTCTTCAATCACAAATGCTTCCCTCTGCCCTCTTTCCTGAATGTTGAACGCTTCGATTGTGTCGTGTGCGTGTGTATAGACATCGAAGCGATTATTTGCTTTTTGCCACTCTTTCGCAGCGATGAATTCTGTTTGTGTGATCTTAGGTTTTATTGGTTCTAGTATTGCAATCAAACAGGATGGCGTCGGAAAGTCTTTGTTTTTATCTGTGTATTTATCCAGGGCATAAAGGATCTGTTCAATGGTGAAGCGCCCAGCGAATTTTCTTTCCCATCCTTGCATAGTCAGTTTTGGATCATATTTCTGGCCGAATTTCTTCTGCATTGCCATCATCGGAAAAGTAACCACGGACAGCATCTTTTTTTCTTCTATCGTCCATTCATTCACCGACCCAATCTTTGAAGCCGTCGCGCATTCTATCGATTTCATCTGTTCCGGTTCGTCCTTCGTGGTCATTGTATTTGCCTTCCATCAGTTTTATGAAGCTGGATTCACGTATGAGAAAATCGAAGTCAGCTTTCCACCCTCGATCGTTGTTGCCTTTGCAGAAGCTAGAGGCTTCCAGGAGCAGAAGGGCAGCTTTCCAGCCAGCTATTCCGTCACAGTCCTTCAAACGAGCCGTCAGGTGCTTCTTTCGCGTCGCAGATAGCTTTTGAACGGGCGATATGCCCATGATCTTTGCTGCAACGTTGTATAAACTGACCGCATCTTTCAAAATTTGAGCTTCCGCCCCTTCTTCTTTCTTACTTGTCTCTGTCTCTGTCTCTGTCTCTGTCTCTGTGGCATTCCCACGCATAGCATCCGCATGCGCGCCGCATTTAACGTCTTGTTTTGGCTTGTTTTTACTCCACCGAACTTTTGCCGCTTTTTGCGCGCTTTCGCTTCGCCTGGTGCTTCTTTTGTCCTGAACATCAAGCTGTTTGTCACAGAAATCATGAAAAAGCATACCGTCCGCATGCGTGAAGAATGCGCGGACTATGCGCGCCGCACCTAACCAGTTGTTTTCATTGACGCCTGCTATCCGTGCAAGTACATAGTCGTCGTCTGGAAGCGGCTCACGTGTGGCCATGTATTCGTCAATCAATCGGCGATAAATTCCGTCCTGTTCTGCGGTCAGATGCCGCGTTGCTTTCCTAAACTTCTTATAGTCCCAGGGATACCAGTCCATAATTTATTCCTTATCTTTTGATCTTGCGCTTTCAAGAATCAGATTAATTTGCCCCGAAACGCTGCGATGTTGCGCCGCCGCCTGGTCTTCCAACCACTGAGACAGATCGAAACCGGCCGTGAAGCCGATATATTTTGACTTTGTTTTGTTCTCTATAGTGTCGTTTGCCATTGTTTTTTCCTTTGTTAATGGGTTAGATCTCCAATGTATAGTAAAAGAAAATAAAAAACAATACAAAAAAACCTTTGACACACATTCAATGATGCTTTAGTGTTGTTTTATAACTTAATGAAAAGGAGATCTTAAAATGTCTATAGAAATATGCTCATGCGGAACAATGATTGACCTGGACTTCGATGACCAGGCGTTCACCGCGACAACAGAAGATTGCGACGAAATCGAATTGAAGGCCGCGCGCTGCGAATCATGCCGCGAAGACATAGGCGAATTGATTGCCCTTCGCAAAAAAGCAGACGACTTCACACAAGAGATCTTCGACTGGGTTCGCTGCGTGAATGATGTCCCGATGCTGGAACGTCTTTCAGAATTCCGCGCAAATATCGACACCAAACTTTCAGCCTTAAAAGGAGAAAATATAATGCAAATTATATACACCATAAACGACGGCGACAATGCGAATGAATGCATCTGCCAGGAATACAACCGCGATAAAGCCATCAAAGGCGCGACCGAATTCTTCGAGAACCAAAAAGCCGAAGAAGGCGAATATGGCTCTTTCGAAGAAGAAGTCGAGATCGTGACATTCGACGAAGCGACCGAAAAAGAAACGACTGAACGCCTGACGTTAAGTTGCGTCGTTGAAGAAGACACTTGCGACGGCGGCGCATTCGATTTCAACACATCAAGAGGGGTTTAAAACAATGGCAATTCGCCCAATAATAAACGAAAGAATGACGATATCGGAAATGGATAAAAAGAACCTTTATCCAGACATGACATCGAAGCGCCTTCATCTAAAAGGGGTTAAAGCCTCTGAAAACTACCTGAAAAAGAAAGGTAAATGGTGCGAGCTATGACACATGACGCGCTAAAAGAAATGCCGCCTACTGGCAAGGGTTCAAATGATTATATTCTTATGTGGTACGCACACCACCAAGAAACAATCCGCAAAGCTCTGGAAGCACAGCAAGTGAAGGGGGTGAACAAAATGACCAAACCTAACGGGGTTATATTAAACGCTATTGAGGCTTTGGAAGGCTCAATTAAAATAATAGGCGCAAAGGTTATTGGCGCAACAATGCCTAATGAGCAGGTAGCAAACTATAAATCCATCAAAGAACTACAGGCGCTTGTCGATGCTGTGCCGGAAGGGTTGGGTGAGGCTAAATTAGAAGCAGGGGACGCCAGCCACCCTGAAATAACAATCCCATACTCTGAGTATTTGATTTACCAAGAGTTTGCCGCCTTGCTCGTTGAGGAGGGGGAGACGTGAAGTGCCCAATTTGTAGGTGGGAAGTAATAACCCCGATAAAAGGATGTTACTGCGAATACATCGCGGAACAACGGCGAATATCCGAGGAGAAACAAAATGAAAGAACTAGACTTGAACCACACGCCGCAATGGTGGCACGACGAAAGAGGCAACGTGCGGATTATGACGATTTGCGAAGGGTATATCATGGCGCGGCGGCCTGGAAAGATGGTCTTTGTCAAGAGCATCGCAGACTTTAAAATCACCTTTAAGGAAGGAAAAATCTAATGATACCGAATGATGAAAATAAAGAATGGGAAATCAAACGCCGGCAGCCGTACAAGACGACGGCCATGATCGAAGACGCATTGAAGGCGCACCGGCGCAAGATGCTGATGATTGATATTGTTTCCTGGGGCGCTTTCGCTCTGATAGTTGGCTGCGTCGCCTGGTCGGTGATGTCATGAAAAAAATGTTTCTGATTGAACTGGTCGCTAAAACTTGCGCAGAATTACATTATAACGGAAAGAAAATCGGCGGTTTTGTGCGCGGCAGAGAAGGCAAAGAAAACATTTTCAAGCTGTTTTTAGGCGACGCAGAATATGACGTCATAAAAGAGAAA